ATCTGAGAGAAGTATATATAGATTTACAGCGTCCTGTTAAAGTAAACATAGGATATATTGGCGAGCATAAAGCCACCAAGCTTATAATCGCTTTATCGCCCGACCTCAAAGACGCAACCTCTTACAAGATAGAGTTTAGTACCTGCGGAAAGGTAATCGCGTCGAACACAGTAACTGCAAGTAACGGCGTAATTAACTATGCTATTCCGCAGGACATCACACTAATGCCTATAATAGAGTCCGTTATGGGTATTCAGGTTATAGGAAACAACGGAGAGAACATTATTAAATCCCCAATAGTAGAGGCTTATATTGGAAGTAGCTTGCTGGACTCGACTGAGGTAGCTTCTGATGCCCCCACAGATATCTCAACAAAAGTTGAACAATTGATGGCGGCTAAACACAGCCACAGCAATAAGGCTGTCTTGGATAAGTTCGCCGAGTCAAAAGACGGCAAACCGACCTATGGCGGTCAGGCTTTAGGCGGTGGTGGCGCGTCAACCGCTGAAGATGTCAGTTATAACAACACACAGTTGCCGAATGCCGAAAATGTTAAGACGGCACTCGACGAGCTTGTTCCCAAATCTCACAGCCACGATAACAAAGATACACTTGACAAGCTCTCTGTCTCTGACGGCAAGCTCCAATACAACGGCTCCGATGTAGGACTCAAAGGTGATAAAGGTGCGGACGGTACAAATGGCAAGACACCCGTCAAAGGTACCGACTACTGGACTTCGGCGGACAAGGCAGAAATAGTCAGCGACACACTCGCGGCGTTACCGACTTGGACAGGAGGTAGTTACTAATGGCTTTTGATAAAATAGTTGATTCCATCCAACTTGATGCAGCCATAACTTATACAGCTGATCGCATTCGTGTTAAAACAGGCGGCACAGACCAGATAACATGGGACGAAGCCAAAGGCTTTGGTGATGCGGTTGACGCGATAACAGGCGGCTCTTCCGCGCCACAGTCTGATCCGCGAGAAGTTTATCAGGGCACTCGCCCCGCCGAGTGGCTTAGACTGCCTGATTATGACAAGGTCGAACCAAATACTATGTATTTGCTTGTCGAGCTGAAAGAGAATTATCCTAACAAGGGAAAATTCACGTTTCGCGCTACCTCTGCAACCGTGGACGAGGGAATCGTGGTTAATGGTGCTTTTGTTTCAAAGGCAAGCAGGACAATCGCGGGGAATGGTATTAATAATGACGCAACCATTACGCTTGACTACGGTTTTAATGGGTTTGATTGGGCGAAATCGCTGTCGAACGAAAAAAAACAAATAGTCGTCAAAATCACTCTTACAACGCCTTATCGCAATATTCAATTCAGAGACACCTACAACTATTACTGTCCGACGATAATTAGAGATGTGATATATAATGTAAGTGCCCGCGACTCTTACACCTCTGACGTATATTTTTACGGCATTAAATACATCTATTTGATGGAAGGCTTTCCTGCTCTCGGCAGGGCATATGGTCTCGAAGGGTTGGGCGTATCACCTACCAACAGCAACGCGGGAACAGGGTACGGGATGCTTGACGTTGCTCCGGAACTTAGGCGTTTGACGGGTTGTCCAAAAGTTAAAAAGATAGTCGCTTCTGATTTACTCGAAGAGTTAGTTGTTGATATATCGAAGTTCACAGCCAGCGGAATTAACGTCAGCTTGAAGTCGCTTCGCAAAGTTGTTTTTAGCGGAACGGAAAACATGACCGCGTTCCCCGGTAATATCAACTTTAGCAAAACAAACCTTTCCGTTGCGGCGGTTACAGAAATGTTTAATTCCCTGCCCGATATTTCGGGAAGCACCGCGAGAACTATAAAACTCGCGATAACGCCTGCGACGGCGGTCGGCATACCTGAAGCTACGCTTGCGGTGGCAACAAATAAAGGATGGACGGTGGTGACAGCATGACAATAAACGGTAATATACTCACGGCAGACGACGGTAAGGCACTGCAAAAAGGCGATGTTATCGCGACGACCGTCCACCTCGGGGTCAACGACAGCGCGGGAAACTGGACGGAGATTGATAAGCCGGGCGAAGAGATTTCCGACTCCGAGGCGCTTGAAATTATCACAGGAGGTGCAGACGCATGACGCGAGCAGAGGCAAAAGCATATCGCAACAAGATAGACGGCGTTTTGACAAAGGTCACGACGGACGCGGAAGCTTTGGAGTATGCCGAGCTTTATCCGCTGTGGAGCGGGTATGTCGATTATGCCATCGGCAGTATAGTCCGCAGACCGAGCGGGCTCTATCGCTGCTACAATGCCATAACGGCAAATCCGACATGGTTGCCGGAAAATACGGCTGCACACTGGGAGCCTATCACGGTCGGCGAGGACGGCACGATTGATAATCCTATTACAGCGGCGGCTGGCATGAGGTATTTCAAGGACAAGTGCTATCTCGACGGTGGCAAAATTTACAAATGCACACGCGACGACAGCAACGGTCAAGGCACTATCTTGCAGTATCTTCCATCGCAGCTTGTGGGCATTTATTTTGAGGAATTGAGCTAATGCGAGAAGTAATAATTGATTTATGGAGAAGCTCTCGCTTTAATATGGGTTATGTCGGAGAAAATGAGGCGACTAAGCTTATTTTTCAACTCACACCAGATTTACAAGGCGCGGACTTTTATTCTATAGATTTTCTTGTGGGCGACACTGTAAAAAGTGTTAGTGATATTAAAGTAGATGACGAGTTTTTATCATATATCGTTCCTTCTATTTTAACAAAGAAAGACGGCGAGATAGCCATACAGGTTTTAGCGGGGAACGATAAATTTATTGTTAAATCACCTATTGTCTACGGGAAGATATTCGCGCCTAAAGATAAATAATTTTGAGATGGCATAGAAAGAGAGGATTAAATATGAACATAGCTATGTCTATCGGACACGGTAAAAATGAAAGGGGCGGCTACGACAGCGGAGCGTGTGGTGGCGGTTTTCAAGAATTTAAGATAGGTCGAGAAATCGGTAAGTACGCGGCGGCAGCTCTTCGTGAGTACGGCTGTAATGTAACGCTGATAAATTACGACGCAGACAAGAGTCTTTATAGTCGTATCAAGACTATAAATGCTGGCAAGTATGACCTTGCTATGGAGATACATCTTAACGCCGCACACGGCACGGGCTCTGAGGTTTACTATAAAGTAGGCAACAACGCTGGTAAGACAATAGCCGGTGCAATCAGTAAGAGTATTGCTACTAAGTTCGGCATTCCGAACCGTGGTGCAAAAGTTAAAGTACAAAATAATACAAACTACTTTGGTTTCGTTAGAGAGGTCAAATGTCAGAGCCTCCTCGTCGAGACCGTTTTTATTGATACAACCTCTGATCGTAAACACGTTGAGAACGCATCTGGGCAGAAACAGTGCGGTATTGCAATAGCCGACGCGGTTGCCTCTGTATATAAACTTAAGAAGAGAACAGCGAGTGCGCCAGCTGTTACGCCGACAACGCCATCCACCCCTACCCAGCCCGCTTCTGCCATAAAGGCGGGAGATGTCGTTAAGATTGCGGGCAAGAAGTATGCCACAGGACAGAGTATTCCTGTATGGGTTAAGCTCCGTAAACACACAGTTAAGTCTGTGAGTGGAAACAAAGTTTTGCTTAAGGAGATTAACTCATGGGTGTACGCGACAGACCTTTCGTTGGTTAAGAGTGCGTCAAAAAAAATAGGTGTAGGCTCCACAGTAACAATTAAGGCTGGGGCAGTTTACGGCGGACTCTCTAATACGAGAGGTAAGGCTGTGCCTAAAGCTCAGCTCGCGCCCACAAAACACAAGGTCTCAAAAATTCAAACAAACAGTGGCGTGAAGGAGGCTCTGCTTTCGGATATCATGTCATGGGTTGCCGTTAAATATCTTAAGGAGGTATCGTAATGGCAATCAGTATGGACGCCTTAGAGACAGAGATAAAGAACCTCAAAAGGCGCGTCGAGGTGCTTGAAAAAGAGTACACCACTCTTGATAAAGAGGTTGACGATATAGATAAAACTCAAAGCGTTGTTACTTCTAAGCTTAACACGGTTATTGAAACCCTCGGAAAGCTTCAGCAAGCAATAGACGATTTAAAAGACCGTCCCAGCAAGCGTTGGGAGACCATTGTGTCTGCTCTTATCGGTGCTGCTATGACAGCCTTTATCGCATTTATATTCGGGAGGTAAGATTATGCAAAAATTCAAAGACATTATTGAGAATCTTAGTAATGTATCGGTTGGTACTTGGGTTCGCCTTATTCTTATGGTAGGCTCTCTTGTCAACCTCACACTCGGCGCATTTGGCGTTGCGGGCATCAGTTTTGATGAGAATCAGCTGTACGCAATAGTCAGTGTCGTGCTCGCCATCGTAACTGGCG